TCCTGATACGGTATCTGCATAACTTTCTGCATTTTCCTGAGCAGTACCTGCTGCGTCATCTGCATAATCTCTTGTTGCAATAAGCATTTCATCAACATGGAATACATTTCCTGCGCCTTGAGATCCATAAACAATGCCAGTTCCAAGTTCTGCTGCTACTGCAGCTGTTGCACGGTATGTTTCAAAGTATAGGTTGTTCTGACCTTCTGACAAACCATCTGTGTCGTGGTTTGAAATGTCTGATACTGTACCAGTTACGTTACCTGTTACGTTACCTGTTATATTTGCTGTGATTGTTCCAGCAGCAAAATCACCATTACCATCACGTTTTACAACTGTGTTTGCAGTGTTAGCAGATGTTGCTGTACCACCGATAAGACTAACGATGTAGTCTTGGTCTGCTTGCTTCTTTGTAAGAATGTCAAAGTTGTTAACTGTAGCTGTTGTACCTTCAACAACCAGACCATTCTTTACCTTAAAGTTTTTATTTACTGTTGCCATTTTTTATCTCCTTGTTGGTTATGCCTTTAAACCCATACGAGCAAATCGTACGGTTATAGGCGTAATACCCACTGCTGGCGTTACAGAAATATTTACTGTATTCGCCACCCTAGAGACGCTAATGGTGCCAATATTCCCATCATTGTCTATCGTTCCATATTCGCTGACGGAAACACCTTCTCCATCAACTAAAACTGTCATTTCTGTTGCATAGAACTTATTATCTCCAGCAGATGTCTTCTTTATAGAGATTAAGTACTTTACCATTCTCCAAACAGTTGCATCAAAGTTATCAATAACCGTTGCATTCTCAATGTCTGAAATAGTGTTTTCATTATTTCCAGATGATCCCAGATCTGTTGACTGAGCAGCGGTAGTATCAATTAGGTTTTCATAGTCTGTTTGTGTAGGACGATCACCTGTTTGAAATGTTGATTTTATGTTACTTATTGGGAGCTTAGCCATGCCCTAATTATAGCATATTTATATTAAAGTATATAATTACTGTAACCAATGATTTGAAGAGGAATTGGTGGAACTGCACTTGCTCCGCCTGCTTCAATACGAATTGCTGTTAGCCTGATTCTAAAAGGCAGGGTAGAGTTTATAACTACATTTTTACTTGGAGCACTAATAGATGTTCTAATTGCAAAGTCTTGTTCAATTCGCTTTGTAAATACTGGCCTGTCTTCATAAATCTTAACAGTAGCCATTATGCAGTTACATCCTCAAGGACAATAAGTCTGCCTTGAGCTACCGTCCAAACTATTGCATCTCCTCCAAGTGAAACTTCAATATCAAAAATATCATTGGTTTGAAGAGTTGCAGTTTGACTTGCTGACAGAGAAACTGTAAATTCTCCAACAAGATCGTCTGCATCTTGAATTGGTGTTAAAGTTAAAAGCAAAGTTGCTGTATCTGTTATTTCTCCAGGAACTACTGGGCTTGTAGTAGGACGCTTTATCTGCATAGAAATATTCCAGTCAGGGATAACTAAAGGTACTTTAGCGTCATCAGTTAAATAAACCTTAAATGCTGCTGTATCGCCCTTGACAAAAGTCCAATTTACGAATGGTGGTCTTTCACCAATATCATATGTAGATGCTTGTCCTCTGAATGTAGCCATTTTTATATTATACCACGATGAAAACAACAAATAAAATAATTTAAAAAAATACTACAAAAGGTTGCCTTTTGGGTCAATTTCATGTTATACTTAGATAGTGCTACCAACAGGTAGCATCTTTAGTCTCTAGGAGGTTATTATTATGAGAAGAGATAAAAAGATTTGGATTGGAATCCTTGCTGCACTTGGGCTTATTGCACCACTAAGTAATGCAGCTAATGCTTTAAGTACTGAAAATAACTTGAGTAAACCAGCCATTGCTGAACCTTCAACCGCCAAGGCGGTTTTTTTGGTTTCTAAGCCTAAAAGTCTGGTAGCAGTAAAAAAGAACCTAAATGTTCTACACAAGTATCAAGATGCTGTTAGTCTTACAGACCGTCAGTTAAAGGAGCTTTTGCATGCCGTTGGTTTTCGTGGCCAAGGCCTAGTCAAGGCTTGGGCGGTAGCTAAGAAAGAGTCTAATGGCCGCCCACTTGCTTTTAATGGCAATGTTAAGACTGGTGACAACTCTTACGGTATATTTCAAATCAATATGCTTGGAATGCTAAAAGAAGGTCGTCAAGATAAGTTTGGCCTAAACTTTAATAGTGAGCTCTTAAACCCTGTTATTAATGCACAGGTTGCATATCACATGAGTAATGGTGGAAAGAATTGGTCTGCTTGGAAAGGCATGACTCCAAGAACCAAGTCCTGGATGGCTAAGTTCCCTTACTAAAAAGGCAAATTTTTATTAAGAACTGTTGGGTGATCATCATTACCTCTCATAAATATTGTTGAGAAGTATCTAGGCGAATCATCTAAAACTGGAAGAGATCCATGCATAACTTCTCCTCCATGAAGTAGGGCTGAGCCAGCTTTTGGTTTAATAGTTATTCCTAATTCTGGGTAGTCAAGCTCTCCACCAAGATAGTTATCATTATAATATATTACAAGGCCATAGCCTAAATAATATCCTTCAGGGGTTGTATCATTATCACGATGTTGCTTTATTTGATCGCCTTTTTTAAACCTAGAAATCTTTAATTCTTGTTCACAAAAAAAATATGATGGGAATATGTAGTCAACCTTATCAAAAACCAAGCTTCTACACAAATCTTTATGATCATAAAGGAACAAACTTTTATCGTGCCATAAACTATATTCATCTGAAATTTCATTAAGATCAGTCCAGCCATCTTGTTTTTTATCAGAAAGTATATTTAAAATTAAAGACAGTTCTTCTTGATTTAAAAAGTTTTCAATTTCATAAACATCCTCTGCAAGTTTGTTAATTTTAAAATTGTATTTCATTTAACCAAACTTACTACTACCTATATGGTTCATTTCAATATGATTAATATTAAAATGACTTGGAAGATCTGATACCCACCTAATAGACTCTGCAAGATCTTCAGCAGTCAAGGCTATTTCACGTCTTTCTGTTTGTGTATCAATAGTTCCTGGGCATATTTCAGTAACCTTAATGCCGTAAGCAGGAAACTCTAAACGCATAGTATCAACTAGTGCCATCATTCCTCTTTTAGCGTTTATATAGTTACCACCACTACGATATGGAACCTTTCCACCCAAGGAACTTATAAATATAATAGTTGGGGACTTAGACCTTTGCATGCATGGAACAAAAAGCTGTGAAAGGTACATAGGTCCAGAGACATTTATTTCGTAGGCAATTCTAAAATTATCCATTGTTTCATTTATAAGCATTGTTGGACCTGATCCACCACCAGCATTATTAACTAGAAGGTCAAGTGTGATATCTTTGTATTTTTCAAAAAAAGATTTAATTTCTTCAGGATTAGTTATGTCCATCTTGTATGTTTCAACATTGTCAGATACAAGCTCATTGACCTTAGAAAGGTTTCTAGAGACAGCTATAACCTTGTAGCCACTCTCAGACAGAAGTTTTACTGTAGCATAGCCAACGCCCTTACTAGCGCCCGTAACTATGGCTGTTTTCATCTGTTGTCCGTAGGTTGTGTACCGCCAGATAAGTCGTTATACCAGTGCATGGGTATCATATATTTAAAACCACTTTTTACAAGGTGAGCTGTATGATGATAAGGAGGAGAAGATGGGAATATAATTACGCTTCCAGCTTCTGGTTTAATTCCTATTGTTATTCTGTCAGAATCCTTGGACAAAGAGTAGTCTTCTGATGGCTTTCCATTAATAATAGGGGCATCTGGGGACTCTATGGTAAAAGATAATTCGCCACCTTCATAGTCATCATTTAAATAAAACACTAAAGAGTATCTTAACCTAGTGTCCCCTTCCTGTTGATCAAAGTGTGCACCCATAAAGGTTCCAGCGCTATATTTTTTAATATCAAAGGCTGGTAGAATCATTGGCTCTTCCATGTCTCCTTTTGATACTGCATAGTCTTTGCAGACATTATAGAATAAATCAGTTATTGTGTTATATATGTAACTAACAGGGCTAGCATCTTTATCTGCTATTTTTTCAGAATCAGATGGCTGAACAGTTTTTTGAGATCCATACAAATACATCTCTCCACTGCAGGCTGTCCACTCATTCCATTTAGTCAAGGATGTGCCATAGTCTTTGCTCTCAGTGGCTTCAATCATTTCTATAAACTTTTTTGGATCTGCTATTGCATTTTTATAGTAATATATGTTTTCTTCAAGTATTTCTCTTTGCATTACATTATCCCCTTATTTGATTGTTGAGGATACATGCTCATGTTGTTGTGTATCCAATGACCTGGAACCATATACTTAAATCCAGACTTTACTGTGTGTGCTATATGAAAATATGGTGCTTTTGCAGGAAAAATTATTACGCTATTTGCTTTTGGCTTTATTCCAAAGTCTATTGATTTGCTTGCCTTGGCTATTTCATAATCTAGGTCTACACCTGGTGCTCCATGAACCCAGCCTTCGGAGCTATTCCATCCACCATCATAGTCTTTAAGCTGAAATGAAATTTCTCCGCCTTCACAGTCATCATTTAAATACATGACTAAAGAATATCTTAGTGTTTCATCTCCATCTAGTTGATCAAAGTGTGCTCCCATAGATCTTCCAGTATTATACTTTTTAATATTAAATGTTGGAAACAGATTTGGCTCATCGTAGTCTCCAAGAGATAAAGCATAATCTTTACATACATCATAAAACGTTTTCATAACAGCATCATAAATATAC